GTGTAATGCCGCGCTTTCTTGACACCCTCGGTAACTCAGACATAGCGATTGCAGTGTGTGACCGCTGCAAGATGAAGCGTGCTCATTCGGTGATGAGGTCTGACCCCAACTTCCCTGGTTTGCAGGTCTGCAACGAGGGATGTGCGGACAACTTCGACCCGTATAGACTACCTGCTAGAAAGACGGAGCGAATCACGATTCGGTTCCCAAGGCCAGATGTCAGCGTGGCTGTCCCGCCAAACGGAATCTTGACGCAGGAAGGTGACAATACGTTCTTGTCTACTCAGCAGAACAACGACACCCCGGAAAACAACGGGAATCTTGACATCCTCGTACCGAGTCCAGAATGAGCGCACAAGTCACAATCGTTCAATTGCCTGCTGCTGGACCAATCACTGGTACGGAGTCGGTTCCGATTGTCCAGAATGGGCAAACAGTCCAAACGACGACCGCGGCCATTGCTGCTTCGCCTAGTCAGAATCAAACCTTCCTGACGATCAACAGCGAGGCCACTCTTCCCAACAGCCGGTATCTTTCTACCAGCACGGGTTTGGGGCTTACAGATGGTGGGGCGCTATCCTTCTATCGGATTGCCCTCAATAGGGCCGCTGGGAGCCTAGAAACGGCTCTGACAGGCATTGTTGCAAAAGACACTCCGTCTACGGTTGTTGCAAGAACTCTGCAGGCCAGCGGATCGGGTTTGTCGGTGTCTGATGGCAACGGGGTTTCTGGTAACCCTACGTTCTCGTTGACGGGCCAAGTTGCAGCGCTTGCGAATGCTTCTGGTGCGGGGCTTGTTGCGCTGCCCAACAACGGATCTGTGATTATCAGAACCATAACGGGCACGGCAAGCGAGATTGATGTTGCTGACGGGACTGGTGCGGCAGGCAACCCGACCATAGGACTTGCAGACAACCCGGTGCTTCCTGGAACTGAAGGCGCAGTGATGCCTACTGGCAATACTGCTGCCCGGCCAGTGTCGCCGACTAATGGGCTGTTCCGGTACAACTCGCAGACGGCTACGTTTGAGGGCTACGTCAACAATGCCTGGGGGGCTATAACGGTTGATGCGGGTGTTTCTTCGGTTGATGCTTCTGGCGGCACCACCGGGATGGCTTTCACTGGTGGCCCGATCACAAGTGTTGGAACGCTGACGCTTACGGGAACGCTTGGTGCTGCTAATGGCGGTACTGGGCTGACCAGCTATGCCGTTGGCGATATTACATATGCGTCAGGTACAACGACTATCTCTAAGTTGACGCTTGGGGCGGCGGGGTATTTCCTGACGGCTGGCGCATCGGCTCCGCAATGGTCGAACCCGTCTTTGTTGACGATTGGTACGGCGACGAACATTGCAGGCGGGGCAGCGAACAGGATCGCGTACAACACTAGTGCTGGGGCAACATCATTTATCGCGGCCCCAACTATTGCGAACACTTACCTTGAGTGGTCTGGCTCTGCATTCCAATGGTCGGCAAATCCTATTGGATCTGTCACCAGTGTTGATGTTTCTGGTGGGACGACGGGCCTTACAACGTCTGGTGGGCCAATCACTTCATCCGGCACGATTACGCTTGCTGGAACGCTTGGTATTGCCAACGGCGGATCAGGGCAGACTACTGCACAAGCTGCACTGAATGCGTTTGCTGGAGCGGTAACAAGCGGGCAGTACCTCAGAGGAAATGGAACTAACGTAGTGATGTCAGCCATTCAGGTGGCTGATGTTCCTACGCTGAATCAGAACACTACGGGTTCTGCTGGATCGGTAGCAAATGCTGTCACCTTTACCACTACAGGTGGCGATGTTGCAGGGACGACTTTTAACGGATCTGCTGCCAGAACGATTGACTACAGTACCGTAGGTGCTCCAAAAGCAGATGGCACTGGCGCAAGTGGCACCTGGGGCATTAGTATTAGCGGCACTGCTGCAACCGCAACAAATCTTGCAGGCGGCGCTGCAAGCCAGATACCATACCAAACAGGCGCTGGAGCCACTGCGTTTATTGCGAATGGCACTGCTGGGCAAGTATTGACATCCGCTGGTGCCGGTGTTCCGGTGTGGTCCGGCATCTCTGGAGGAACCTTCTAAATGGCACAGGCTGGCTTTACCCCCATTCAGCTTTATCGCAGCGCGACTGCAGCGGCTGCACCAACTTCGGGAAACCTTGCAGATGGCGAGCTTGCCATCAACACCGCTGATGGGAAGTTGTTCTACAAGGACAACGGCGGTGTTGTGCAAGTCATCGCGCAGACATCTTCCGTTACCAACGTCTCCTCCATCAGTTTTGGCAGCACGGGCCTATCCCCGAGCACAGCCACAAGTGGTGCAGTGACTGTTGCGGGGACGCTGGCAATTGCCAACGGCGGCACGGGGGCAACGACTCTCGCGGGCGCAAACATTCCGGTCACAAACGTAGCCAACACCTTCACCGCCACCCAGACCTTCAGCGGCTCCACCAGCGTTCTTGCTTCAGCGTTGACCAACGCAGCCGAAGTCGCCACCATCAGCGCCACAGCGGCCACGGGCACGATCAACTACGACATCACCACGCAGTCGGTGCTGTACTACACCACGAACGCCTCGGCCAACTGGACGGTCAATTTCCGCGCCAGCAGCGGCACCAGCCTGAACACGGCGATGAGCACGGGGCAGAGCGTGACGGTGGCGTTCCTTGTAACGCAGGGTGCAACGGCGTACTACAACAACGTAGTCCAAGTGGATGGCAGTGCAGTTACCCCGAAGTACCAAGGCGGCACTGCATGGGCGGCAGGTAATGCCTCCAGCATCGACGCCTACGTCTACACCATCGTGAAGACCGGCAGTGCTGCGTTTACCGTGTTTGCATCGCAGACGAGGTTTGCATAATGCCGTTGCTTGAAACCAAAGGCGCTGCCTCTGCCCAAGGGTTTGGGTTTACGTCTGCTGTTGCTGTAGCCAACTACATTGAAGATGTCTTCAGCACTTGGCTGTACACAGGCAACGGCACATCGCAAACCATCACCAACGGAATTGATCTGTCAGGTAAAGGTGGGTTGGTTTGGGTGGCTTGCAGAAGCAATCCTCAGGGCAACTACATGACCGACACTGTGCGAGGGGCTACCAAGCAAATTGCACCATTTTCAACGGCAGCACAAAACACAGAAAGCACAGGACTAACTGCATTTACAAGCACTGGATATACGTTTGGCTCCAAAGCTGATTGGAATTTTAGCGGGTATACCTACGTCAACTGGACCTTCCGCGAGCAGCCCAAGTTCTTTGATGTGGTGACGTATACGGGCAATGGCAGCAACCGCACCATTGCTCACAACCTTGGCTCAGTGCCGGGGTGCATCATCGTCAAACGCACGGACACCACTAGTGCTTGGCAGGTTTACCACCGCAGCGTTGGCAACACAAAGTATTTGGTACTGAACACCACCGCTGCTGAAGTCACAAGCTCTACCCGCTGGAACAACACCACACCGACCAGCACCGAGTTCAGTCTTGGTACTGACACAACGGTTAACGATTCTGGCGGCACCTACGTCGCCTACTTATTCGCCCACGATGCAGGCGGCTTCGGCGCGTCTGGCTCGGACAATGTGATTTCGTGTGGGTCATTTACTACTAATAGCAGTCAAAACGCCACGGTAACGCTTGGGTATGAGCCTCAATGGTTAATTTTGAAGGCAACGTCTGCAACGTCCGGCTGGGACATGTTTGACAACATGCGAGGAATACCAGTTGGAGGAAATGACCCGTTTCTCAACGCAAACACATCTTCTGCAGAAGCAACTAGCTCAAATTACATAGACCCAACAGCCACAGGCTTTAACGTCAGTAACTACGGTATTTCGACAACTTGGGTTTACATCGCCATCCGCCGTGGCCCGATGAGGACTCCGACGACGGGGACGAGTGTTTACGATGCTTCGCTTTATACCGGAGACAACACAACAAGGGTAATTACGGCTCCATTTGTAACTGACTTGGCTGTTGTAAAAAGCCGAAGTGGTAGCGCCGCTGGGGCAACGTGGGCAGACCGTCTTCGTGGGAGACCCGCGCTTGATTCCAGCAGCACTGGCGCAGAAGTTTCAGCAGATTCGTTGTTTCCGGCTAACCCTTGGGATTTGCAAGGTGGCGTGCGAATTGGCAACGGAGCTAACGCCACCAACAATGGTGGCTCGACCTATGTTGACTGGAACTTCCGCCGCGCCCCCGGCTTCTTTGATGTGGTGTGCTACACGGGGACGGGAGCCAACCGCACGGTGAGTCACAACTTGGGCGTGGTGCCTGAGTTGATGATTGTGAAGAAGCGAAGCGCAGCCGATGACTGGGCGGTTTACGCAAACAACGACAACACAGACTTCCTTCTGCTGAATACGACTGCCGCAACTGCTGACGACAACACCTATTGGAACGACACGAGCCCGACCGCTTCTGTGTTCACGGTCGGCACAAACGCGGACGTCAATACGTCTGCCGCAACATACGTCGCATACCTCTTCGCCACCGTTGCAGGCGTCAGCAAGGTGGGCAGCTACACCGGCACGGGCACCACGCTGCAAGTCAATTGTGGGTTCACTGGGGGTAGCCGGTTCGTCCTCATCAAGCGCACGGACTCAACGGGTGACTGGTACGTATGGGACAGCGCACGCGGCATCGTGGCGGGCAACGACCCATACCTTTTGCTGAACTCCACTGCGGCGGAAGTCACCGGCACAGACTACATTGACACGTTCAGTTCCGGGTTTGAGATCAGCAGCACAGCACCAGCAGCGATCAACGCCAACGGCGGGACGTTCATATTCTTGGCAATAGCCTGAGGTACATCATGCAAATCAGACTTCGCGCCACAGGCGCAGTGATGCTGGAGGGCGAGTTCCGCGCTTACCAGAAGGCCAACGGTGGCCCCACTTGGGACCGCACCACGGACGAGGTGCTGGCGGCGCTGGGCGCTGACCCGGTGTTTGAAGGCCCGCAGGCATCAGGCGGTACGGTCTATCAGTTCTCTATGCCTTCTGGTGTTGAGCAGATTGACGGCAAGTGGTACACCAAGCACATCCTTGGCCCTGTTTTCACAGACACCGAAGATGCCACCGCTGCCGAGCAAGAAGCGGCGTACAAGGCTCAGAAAGACGCCGAGCAGTCTAAGGCGGTACGCACAGATCGCAATCAGCGCCTGAAGGACACAGACTGGACGCAAGTGGCCGACGCCCCGGTGGACAAAGCCGCATGGGCGGCGTACCGACAGGAACTGCGAGACATCACTGCACAAGCCGGGTTCCCGTGGGATGTGCAATGGCCTGTTCAGCCTGAGTAAGCCATGAACTGGGCAGACGTTCTAAAAGCAGTCATACCGATTGTGGTTGCATCTTTGGCGTGGCTGCTCGGGCAGGTGAACTCTTTCTCTGAGCGTCTGACCAAGATCGAAGGCTCCATGCCTGCGCTCATCACATCTACCGGCGTGCCAACTGATAGTCCAATCTCTGCTGAGAAGCGTGCCATCCTCAAAGAGCAACTGATGGCGCACATCAACGAGCTTCAGGTTAAGGTCAGGCTGCTTGAAGAGCGCGAACGTATCAAAGGAGCCAAGTGATGTTTGAGTCGCTAATCGGTGGTTTGTTTGGGGGTATCCTGCGCCTTGCGCCAGAGGTGTTCAAACTCTTTGACAAAAAGAATGAACGGGCGCATGAGCTTCGCATGGTTGAAGCCGAGATGGAGTTTGCCAAGATCCGTGGTGAGATCGCCATGCGGCAGGTCGAAGCGCAGATGACGATGGCCGAGATGGACACGATGGCCCAGGCGTTCAAGGAGCAGTCCGAGACCGCCAAGAATGCCGGGTGGTTTGTCTCTGCGATCTCAGCGCTGGTGCGCCCGATGGTCACCTACTCCTTCCTGGCCCTGTATGCCTCTGTGAAGATTGCTGCCTTCTTGATCGCCATAGACCAAAACGGCAACTGGAAGGAGGTGCTGGTCACGATGTGGGGCGCAGACGATCTCGCCGTCTTCAACATGATCATCTCCTTCTGGTTTGTCGGACGGGTGTATGAGCGGTCCAGTAAGTGAGGCGGTAGACATTGCTGCTACTCTGTGTCGGCCCTTTGAAGGGCTGCGGCTAAAGCCGTACATCTGCCCAGCGGGCTACCCAACGATTGGCTATGGAACCGTCTTCAAGCCAGACGGCACCAAGGTGACGATGGAGCATCCCGAGATCACTAAGGAGATTGCGGATGAGTGGTTGCTGTCTGAGCTGCAAACAAACTATATGGCGGGGGTTTTGAAGGCTTCGCCGAGCTTGATTGCTTACCCCAAAGCCCTTGGTGCTATGGCCGACTTTGCTTACAATCTTGGCGTGGCCCGGTATCGCGGCAGCACCCTGCGGCGCAAGATTGACGAGCAGGACTGGGAAGGTGCCAAGGAGCAGTTGGCCCTGTGGGTGCGCGGTGGCGGGCGTGTACTGCCCGGTCTGGTCAAGCGTAGAGCCGCCGAGTCGGCACTGCTGGGGCAACTATGAGCACTGCTGTCAAGTCTGATCCCAGCAAATGGAAGCGCATCGTTGCTTCTGTCAAGGCCTCCGATAAAGGCGGCTCTTCGGGGCAGTGGAGCGCTCGTAAGGCTCAACTAGCCACC